TGGCCTAGTATTACGACACGAACTTTGTCGTAAGGTGTATGAATGTAGGCATTAAATACATCCTGTTGTTCAGGATATATAGTATGCGTCATTCTTTCTCGTTTAAGCGTTGCAGATATTATACCCATATACGGTTTGGAGAATTCTGAGCCCAAATGTTGGGCCCAGGATTCACCAATAGTATCCACTGCAATGTTACGAGTGTTAATCATAGCATCTGCAGTGTGGCTCATGACACTAATTCTTCAGCTATTGCTTTCCGTTCTGCAAGCTCTCGCTCGATTTCCTTGATTACATCTCTCTTAGACTCCTCGTATTTAACGATGTCGTCTTGCATAGTTTCATGATCATGGGCAGCATAATCAGATTCAAGATAAATGTTCTCATTCTCACCATTTGTAATAGCAATAGGATAATACTCACAGCATCGCATCTTCGTATTATTGTAGTCAGATGGCACCGCTACAACATTACGAGGACTAACCAATACCTCCAATACTACTCTATCACTATGTCCGAAATCGTGAACATACGCCATAGAACCTACGTGTAGACCTGCTGAACATGTTACATCAGGATCAGAGTCACACTCTTCTCTCGGCATTGTTATAGGCGTGCCGACTTTAATTGTCATACCATGTGAGCCAGAATGAAAAGGTTTAAATGTCATGGATTGTGAAAGCTTTTCCTCAACTCTTTCTCCCGTATCCTCATCATATCTTACACTGACTATCTCTTCGCCGGTTTCTGCATCAAACTTACGTTTAATACCCACGGCTTTGTAAGCCAAGAAGTAACCCTTATCTGTAATAGGATGACCATTGTGTTCCAAGAAGCTGAACAACTGCTGCCTTACACCCTTATCAGGATTAAGCATTGTGTTCTTCCAGAAGTTAACCAAAGCTTCTACATTCAAACCTTTGTCAATATACTCCAAAAGCTTTTTAGCAAGAAACTCAGGTATTGGATCGCTTGTACCTTTAAGATACATAGCTGAATTACCATCGAATTCAAATCTACCATCAGAATTAAATTCAATTTTCTTTGCAGGATTGCAAAGTTCTTCTATCTTTGTAATTATATCTTGTCTCTCTTCAAGAATATTACAAGAATTGTATTGCTTTACGAGAGCAATAACCAATTCAGCATCAGGAGAATCCTTTCGGATTCTCTTGTGCTTTCCATCAATAATTACTGTAACATCACTAGGTGTTACTTTAGCTACTAAGTAGTTCATTTTCATTTTGATTTTTAGCTGTTAATGTTAATTTAACTTGTTGATTGTCAGGCATTTTGTCCTTTAAAGATAAGAAATCTTCGATAGAATTCCTAGCCATAGAAGAGAAGTTTACATAGTTCAAAAGATCTAAACCTTGTGAATATTCTATCACTTCTTCTAGCTTATCTATCATCTTCATGCTATACCTAACATCGTCTGGTACATCTAGTTTCATAATCTCATCAACTATAGGTTTCATATCTTCTTCACAACGCCAACAATTGTTAGTATTGCTATTATGATACTTATTAAGAGAACAATATAAACCATATAATGGACCATCATACTCTTTATAGTTAGACAAAAATTCAAAACTTTTTATATACTTACCGATTTGCTGTGCAGTAATAAATCTCTGCAAGTGTTTTGGGCTTTTCATAAACTCATGTGCTGTTATAAATCCTTCTAAATCTTTAAACTCTTTTGCTACATCTTTAGACACTTTTAGAACTTTATATTGTTTTCCAAAGTGCCAATCGTAGCCACCATACTGATTGTAAATATACTCTTGACTGCTGCTAAGTATTTTAGCAACTTTATCAAGCTCAAGAATATCTTTAGTCTCAGCATAGACTACAGCTTTTAAAGTAGGATTCTCTGCTTGCAGCTTCTCCTGAAGATCAGAAATCTTATACTCGTTATTAGAGTGCTTAATACCTGTCTCATAACCAGTATTTTTAATATAAGCATCACGAGCAAACACCATCTTATTTATCTTACGACGGGTCTTGTTATCAACCACATCGCCGTGCGCCTCATCAAGCTCTGCATCTTCTACATCTTCATAAGACATCATAAACTTAGACTTAAGAAGAAGTTTAGATACAGTGTTGAATGTAACTGTACATTCCCACGGCTTACGAGGGTCAGTAAGATTATGAGATTTAGAGTCAAGTTTAGCACCTATTTTAGCTCTATCTGCTTTAAACGCTATAAAAGATTGTTCTTCTCTATCGTTTATAATAGCATAACTCTTAAGCTTATTAAAGTTACCCTGCACATAATACATATGTTCTACCTGTTTCATAGCATAAAAGAAATCAGACCAGGTAAACAACTCTTTATTGTATATAGTCTCACCACCTATGGCAGAAACATTACTAGTTTTCTTACAATGAAACACAGATATACCATCAAAGAGTTGATGAAAACCTCTAGATTCACTATGATGATTACCAGGACTAAGTTTCTCATTAGGCTTGTACGGTACATCGTAAGCTGTTAGCTGTGCCATACTAGCTTTTACAGCTGATGGGTCACTACTTTCAAGAGCTGAGTATCTATAACCGCCACCACCTATATTAGATACAGCAAGTAAATACTCAATATAATCTGTAAGATCAGAATACTTATTTGATAGATCCTCCTTAAACTGTTTCTTCACATTATTAAGAGCTCTCTGAATAAGCTCAATAGTCTTAGGTGTATATCGTATCTCTTCACGAGAAGGTACAAGATCAAGCACACCAATCTGAAACTTAAAAGCTACACTAGCATTGTAATCAGATTTATCTGACCCTTTAAGCATATCCCAGTTAATAGGATACCTAACTCTACCTACAAGAAGACATGGATCCGCACCATCATTAGTGATGATATAAGAATCTGTTTCTTCTATTACATTCTTACCGTGATAATAGTTACGAACTGTAGTTATACCCTCTTCAACATTCTTCAATACAATATTATCAAAGTATGCAAGCTGATTACTAATAGCAGCACTAAAGTCAGTAGCATCATATCTCTTCTTAATAGGTACAATAATAGTAGTACCATTCTGCTGATCTGTAGATGCCTGATATACCTGATCCATATGTGGGACGTTATCGTTGTTACGATAGATCATATAATATGTCTCAGTACCATTGTGTCTACTAGATACATAGAAAGTATCTGCATATGCCAATGGTGACTTTGCACCAAGGCCGAATCCACCGATCTCATAGTTGTTATCTCTCTTTGTAGATGCGCCGAATGTAGTAAATACATCTTGCACACGCTTCTGTGATAGACCACAACCATAATCATGGAACATCATACACTCATCCACGCCTAGGATGGTGTTCTTCGTAATGTATTCGATACAAACCGTTTCGCGATTAGACCAGAAAGACTTGTCATCCTCTGTTTCCATAGGAATCTTACCGTCTATCTTTAGATTTCGCTCACGATTTGCATCAATACAGTTAGAAGTGATCTCACGGACAATCGAACCAATAGGGTCCGAGTATAAATTAATCAGGCTATCCATAATGATAGCCTGTGATCCGTCCGTAATTTTGAATTTGTGTTGTTTTTGCACCCCGATGACCTCGTCAACGTGATGCTGTTGTTGTAATTTCAATTGTTTAGTGTTTTTCTAGATTCATATCTGGTATGGAAGAAACCTCCGCATTCTCAGGTATTTCTGCACCTATCCTATCTTCTAATTCCTCTCTGAGATCTGGGTGTTTAAATAAAACTTTTGCAACTTTATGAGATGCATCAGTTATATTATGGAATTTAAAAATCTGTATTTTATAATCCTGTGGAAATTCTGAGTATTTACCTTTCTTATATTGATCATAAATACTCTGGTAATCCTCTGGGACATTAAACACAAACATTACATGATTTTTATCAGGATCATATTTACTGTGAAATATAGATCTACCTTCTAAATACTCTTCATATAATATAAATTCCTTAGTACCATGAAACTTATAGAGTAGGAATATATGATTATCCAATTCTGGATATTCTTTAGATCCTACATAGGTGTTGACTAGATTACGTTTTTTTATATCCATAAAATACGCCATCATTGGCAGTATATATGTATATGATTTCGTCTTCATAGTCTTTCCCATTAATAAGTTACGGCTTCCTCAAACCCTTGTTTTACATTAAAATTATTACTCTCTTTGTAATATTTATATTCAGTAAGCAGACATTTTATTTCGTTGTTACCTTCTTCAATCCACTCTTCAGGTAGCTTATACACTGCTACATCGTAAGACCCTTTCGTGTCTACAGCAATAATAAAAGATTCTACCGTATAGTCTGGATATTCAGCAGCAACAGCATTAATATAAAATGCTAGCTGTCTGTAATATGAATATTGCAAACATGAATACATAAAGCCAGTAACATGCCAATCTCTAATAAGTATACCAGTTTTATCTTTAAGTGGTGTACACTCGCCATAAACCTGGGCACTTGTAGTTTTAAGATCCGCAATTGTTACAGTTTTATTATCATGATCTACAATAATTCTGTCTAGCTTAGACTTACATCCTACATCATGCTGTTTAAAATAAATTTCTTTCTCGTTAAAAGTCTCTACATTTCCTTCTGGATTTGTAAATAATAATTTATTTGATACAACATGTGCAGCTAAAGATGTTTTACATCCTTCAATGATCTGTCTATCTTTCTGATTTAGTGCAATCTTCCCATCAGCAGCTTTTAGAAACTCATAGAATTTTACATTCTCTTCTTTCTTCTTAAAACTTTTGAGGATAGTTTCTGGTTTAGAATGCGATGGTTTGTAACCAGACATCTGATACGCCATATCAGGTATCTTATCTTCTGGTGTACCAACTTTCTCTAGCTCAAAATACGCTTTAATATATTCTCCCATCTTACCTCCGACAGGTTCTATATCAGCCATGATAAACTCATCTGGCTCTAGAGTGTATTTATGAATAAGAGTACCAAGCTGCATAGCGCCGCTTTTTGTTTGCATTTCTTGCTGCTTCCGCATTACAAATTGTCTTGGAGATAGTTTTAAGTATCCCAAGTCACTATTTGAAATATCTGCTTTAGCGTAGTAATCTTGACTCGACATTTTCTTTATCTATTGTTTTAGTTAATAATTCCATATATTCTGTGTACAGCTCCTGCCGTACTTTATGTGCATGAATTCTTGCATTAGCAATTCTTCTTGAACCATCGTCTAGTATATGCTCATTGACATATAGTTCAGGATCTTCTATTGCTTGCTCAAGATAATAACGCACAACGCTATCTCGCCCTGAGTCTATAGCAGACATCAGTAGACGTATATCCATAAAGAATCTAAGATTGTTAAAGCACTTTTCTTTGAATTCTTCTGGATATGCAATTTTAGGTTTAGACATTTTTATGATTTTAAAACATTAATATAAACTCCTGGGTTATCTTTATCGTATTCAAACTCTAAGAATATAGGAATTATCTCTTCTGCATTATCATCAGTTATCCACTTGTATTTTACCATCTGATCTTGTACAGTTTGTGCAGGATTAATGTAGTCAAACTTATGTCTACTCTTCCGTACAAACTTAAACGTGATTCGATATGGCGCTTTGTTCTGTGAATCTTTTCCTTTTAATAATTTTTGAAACTCTTTCTTATACTCTATCCAATACTTTTTACTGTTTTTGTAGTATCGTTGAGTTTGTTTAGAAACTATAAAGTATCTGCCCGTCCATCTTCTTCCATTCTTACTTGAGGGTACGTTCCCTGGTATAAATATTCCTCTTGGCATGTGTATTCTATTAATTCTGCAGCAGCTCTCAAACCTTTGTTAGATATAAAGTCTGATAAGTCTTTTGCTTTGTAGTCAAAGGTATTAAATTTTCCGTTGGTAAAAAATAACGGTGTAAATCCATACAGTTTCCTATGTTTATTAGCAAAAGATACGCCAGTCCTGTCAAAGTCATAAAGTATAAAGATTCTTGCAAATCTGTCATATAAATCTTTAACAACATCTGACGGAATGACGCAACTCTCTGACGAAGGAGCTACAGCAGGTATATCCCATATACTCAAACACATAACATCTTTCAATGATTTAGTAATTACTAGTGTGTCTGCCCTATCAGGCAGTTGGCTCAAACCTTGTAGATCCGACACACTAGTATTACTAAGCCATTTAAAATTGCTATACGGTTGGTATACTTTCATTTTTCCTTGTCCAAAATCATACGTATATATAGGATTGTAGCGATTAGCGCTAACAACGAGCCTATCATTAACCCACACGTGTTCTGCGGGTCTAACGTGAAATCGATTAAGGATGTTACAACATATTCCATATTTAGACCAAAATTGTTTGTCCTCTTTATTATTCCAAGGACGTGATTTAATTTGTATTGTAGTAGAAGATGGTTCTACATGTTTATATTCTTTCAAATGCTCACCTACATATTGTTTAGTAGGAGCGCTAAAAGATCTTGTAGATATACCCAACTGAAAGTCGTTATCTACAAGACGGTATGTATCAAACCTTTTAAGTGCATACATTTTTGTTAGAAATGTAAAACAATCACCTGAATCACCAGTGCTAAAGTCTTTGAAAAAGTATTTACCACTGTTATGTTTAAAGATAGTAAAAGAAGGTGATTTGTCCTTACGAAGAGGAGAGCATATAGCTCTCCCCAACCTAAAGTCTTTACCTATATAGTATGCAAAGATGTCTATGCAGCTTATTCTGCTTAGAATTTCATCATCGCTTAGTTCTACTACTTTACTACCATACATTAGAATGGCATCTCAGCGCCACCTGTGGCCATTACTGTTTCTGGTGTAACTGGTGCTGCATCTGGCTCAGGCTTAACAAGTTTCTTCTTGTTGTAGTCTGAGATATAGATGTTAGTCTTGTCTGCAGGTACCTCCATAGACTCGATAAAGTTAGGATACTTTGGCAAAGATGCATACTTACCTTTGTAAATAAATAGCATTCTAAACTTCTTACCTAGAAACTTCTGACCCATAAGAGCTGTTACTTTATTTGCATATTCTGCAAATGAACTAGCACTCTCAATAACAAACTCAGATTCAGGCATAAACTTAGTAGCAATATGCTTTACACGACGTGATACATCTGTTGCTTGTTTCTCTACATCACCATAGTCTGGATTAGCAGGAAACTCTGCATGCTTAACTGTTGCACCATTTTCTTGTTTGAACTCGAAGTCAAGTCTACCACCTTTATCCATGTTAAGCGATACACTTACAAGCTCACAATTCTCTTGAATACCTACCGATGGCACTGCACCACCTGTACTGTTACTTTCTACGTTACTTCCGTACATTTTTCTCTCTTTTAAAATTAATTATTATACTCTTCGATAGCCTGTGCTACCACTGCCAAATCGTTTGGTATTTTAACAGATCCAAACATGTCTTTTGGAGCTTTACCCGTATTAGTACCATCATTTTGTGTAATGAATGTATACTGCATACCTGTCTCACTCTTTGTGACATCTGTGTACAATACAATAGTAAACATACCCTCAAGAGTTACAACGTTGTCCATCATCTTACCGATAGTTTTAGCTTTTGTAACTTTGTTACCATGTGCGTCAAATGTAACTTCTGAGTGCATCATAAATACTACAAGCAAATCATCACGCATAGCTTTAACTGCATTGATTATCGACCAAGCATTCTGAGCAATCTCAGTAAACTTTTTGAAACCAGTCTCGTTAGCTCTACGCATATACTCGTTTGCCATTGTGTATTGATAGTCATCGATAACAATCGTCTTAATTTCAGGACGATTCTCATTGATGTAATTCAAACAGCCAAGTATCTCACTAGGTGTATCTGTAGAACAGAACCTACCTTGTGGATTCTCTTTGTTGAATGTAGGATATTTAGTCTTCCATCCTTTGAATGGCAACGCCTTGCGCGCCACGTTAACAATAAATGTAGACTCAGGGTTTAAGTTTTCTATTGAAGTGGATTTCCCTGTACCACTTGCGCCAACTATTAATAATTCTTGTGCCATTAGTTTTGATTTTCTTTGATTGCTTCTTCTACTTCTGATTTTAATGCTTCTATTAATTCAAGTATGGTTGTAACTTGTTTTTCTTTAGGAACATGCGCGTTCCATGTAGCAATAAGATACTCTTGAT